ACGATAATCGCCGTCAGTGAGGAGCAGCGCGCCCGCGGCATCTGCATCGGCTTTCATCTCCGTCCACGCCTTACCGCGGCGCGTCTCCGGCCCGCACCAGACAGTGTCGGCCAGCAGAGGCTCGAACACGAATGTGTGCGTGGCTGTCCCTACGTCGAAGGCGGCCTTGTGCTCGCGCTCGGCGTACTTGTAATCGAAGAGGCTTTGCAGCGCGATCGTCTTGGCGCCAGAGGCGCTGAGCGCGTCGCTCGCGTGGTACTCTTCGTTCGACATGTCGTAGCGTATGTCAGTCTTCAAGGGTCATCTCCCACTTAGAGCAAAAGTCTTCAAGCTGGTCTACGAGTGGATATAGCGTGACCGTGTGCCACCCTTTGCCATCATGATCAGCAAAAACTTGCGGAGGATTGTAAGCACAGCGAGTTGTTTGCGTGTATGTCGGATTATCACCCTCGTGCACATACAGCCAGCGGCACATATTGCAATTTCGTTCAGCCATCTAATAAAGCCCCATAGTGTGCGATCAGCAGCGCCTCGGCGCGGTGCTCGTCTTTCTTGCGCGTGAACTGGTCTGCGACTTTCGGATACCACTGCTGCGCCAATCTGCGCGCCGCGTCCTTGTCGCTCGGCAGGCGCAAGCCTTTCTTCCAGCCGGCTGGCGTCAGGATCGTGTAAGGCGTCTTAGTGAGTGCCACTGTGGTCACGATCTGCCCGTAGGCGTAGCCCAGCTTAAACGTGGATGACACGCCCTGCTTGGGCATGGCCTGCTGCTTCTCGACAAAGATGTGGTCGATGTCGACGCTCATTAGGATCTCGTGCAGCGCCGTGATGTCGACCCCGCCCTCGCTGTACGTCGGGAGGTCGTGCACCTCGGCGAAGCCGCTCTTGTCGATCAGCGCCACGCCGCCAGTGCGGTAGCCGCAGTCGATGCCGGCGAATACCTTAGACGTCATAGCCCGCGTCCTTGAGTAGATCGCGGAGCGCCGCCTCGACGATCAGCGCCTGCGGCATGCGCGTCAGCTTGCTGTAATCGGCCAATGCATTTGCGACCGTCTCGCTAACGCGCGGCCCGATCTGCTTTAACTCTTCGTCGTGTTTCATTTTGACTGGGGTGATCATATTAGCTCCTATGTGTTTCCCCGCTGTTAGCATAAAACTAACAACGGGATCAACTTGGCAAGATTAGTAAAGATCCTTCTGGTCATTGTCATAGATGTCCTGCCACCAGTCTTTGTAGACCTTTTCACGCGCTTGCGTTTCTAGCGTGTCTGCAAGATCGTAGTGACCCTTTTCGCGTAACGCGTCTGCTGCAATTTGTGCTTGTTCTTGTGTCATTGTTATCTCCTTCACTTTTGTGTGGGGGCCGTAGCCCCCGTTGATTAGAATGCTTTTTCTAAGTCATAAATGTATAGCTTACGATTTGATGACGGTACGCGCTTCGGATCGTTTGTGTGGATCGCAATCTGAGTTTGGATGAATACGCGGTCATCTGGGTGAAAGCCGGCGGGGTTGATCAGCTCCTCGTCGGTCACGACGTAACGAGTTTCGACTTTCATTAATTGCTGGCCCATGGTTTTACGAAACTCTTCCAACTCACCTTCAAGGCGGAGGGGTTCAGTGTCCAATGTCTTGAACCGCTCAATGTCATCCTTAGACAGATTTGGTAGGTCATCCATCATATGCTTCCATGTTTGCCAGTCAGCGCGTGATTGCTCGATACGGCCCTCTGGATATGCTGCAAAGATTGCTTCGATTTCATTGATGCGCTTAGCGATGTGCTTTTTACATACGTTCATTTTTGATCTCCTTCACTGTTTGTATTGTTAACATAGAGTTAACACACAGAATTATCAAGAGGGGCAGAGCAATTATTTTAATTTATTTTTGGCTGTGGTATAACTGTATGAAACAGAGGCGCAGGACAATGGAAGTAAACTTCGAGATGATTGATGCATTTATGCAGTGGGTCGTGCTACCGGTGGCAGGAGTAGTCGTGTACATGTTTAACCGCCAAGCACAGCACCACACCGACATCGCTGTCCTGAAGGCGCAGCACGACGCCACTAAGACGTCTCACGATCGCGAGATGAAAGAGATGAAGACAACCATTGCCGCGATATTCACGAAGCTCGACAACATCGAGCAGGCGCTCAGAAAGTAATGCTGTATATACTGATCCATATACTAAGTGTATGGATCAACACGCCGAGCGGCCCGATGCCTATGCTGCTATGCGTTTATAAATCCCCGCAAATAGAGTATACTTATCTCGTGTTGCAGCCCGTGTGGATGGGCTGCGTTGAATTTGGAAACTTGTAATGGCCATTCTGGAAAGCATTGCCGCCGCGAACGCGGCCTATAGCGTGATCCGCACTGCGCTCAGCAACGGCAAGGAGACGGCTTCTCTCATGAGCTCGATCGGCAAGTTTCTGTCGGCCGAGGAGGACATCAAGTCCGCCGTTGAACGCAAGAAGAAAAGCCCGCTCACCGCTATTACCGGTGGCGAGCAGGGGGACTGGGAAGAGTTTCAGGCATTGGAAGACATCCGCCAGAAACGCGCTGAGCTCGAAAGCTGGTGCCGCTTGTATGCGGAAAGTGGAACTTGGGATCGCTGGGTGTCCTACGAAGCCAAGGTGCGCACGCAACGCGCCGAAGCGAAGAAGGCGGCCATGAAAGCACGAGAGAAGCGCAACGAGCAAATCGCGATGGCGCTGGCAATCACCGTGGCGTTCTTCACTTGCATCGCCGGCCTCTACTACCTCGGCGAATACATGGGCAAGTGGTGATGAAGGATGAGTGGAAAGCGATTTTGGCGTATGTTTACGCTTTTATTTGTTTCTTTGATTTTGTGGTTGTTCCTAGTTGGATTGGAATAAACAGGCCACCGATTGACGATCTAGCCTATCTTAACATAGAAAAGTTTAAGCAAGTCTGGCAGCATCACCAACCGTTTACCTTACAAGGGGGCGGCATGTTTCATCTGGCATTTGGCGCACTTTTGACAGGTTCGGCATTAAATGGTTATGGTAGAAAAGGGCAATAAGTACGTTGTCTATGACAAAAACGGGAAAGTGATTATAATCACGAGCGAAAAACGAATAGCGGAGCATTATAATGAACGAGCTAATTCCAGACAAGGAAGCGTATCAGACGAATAAGCGGCGCATGACTTGGGCTTGCTTGGCCATGATGATCATCTCGACACTCGCAGTTATCTTCGATCCCGCTCGCATGAACGAAGCCAGCGCCGTGTTGATGATGATGTATGGATCGCTGTCGGCAGTCGTCGGCGCTTACTTTGGTTTTTCGTCGGGAGCTAAGAAATGATAGGCCAGATAATCGGATCACTTGGCGGCTTAGCCAAGTCTTACATCGACGCAAAGACAGCGGTGAAGCTGACCGAGGCGGAGATCAAAAAGAAACAGCTCACCGGAGAAATTGACTGGGAACAGTCGGCCATCGAGGCGAGCAAGGATAGCTGGAAAGATGAACTTTGGGCGGTTGTGTTTGTTGGCATTATGCTTGCTAATTTTATTCCGCCTTTACAAGATAGCATGGCAAGAGGATTTGCCAATCTTGAGACGACACCCCTCTGGGTACAGTGGGGAATGTACGCGTCGATTGCCGCCAGCTTCGGAATAAGAACCATGAGAGGATTAAAGAAATGACATTCAAACTAGGAAAACGCAGCTTGCAGCGCCTCGAGGGCGTAGACGAGCGGCTCGTTGAAGTTGTTAAGTATGCCATCAGCATCAGTAAAACCGACTTCACTGTGCTGGAGGGGTTACGCACCCCAGAGCGTCAGAGAGAGCTCGTGGAGAAGGGCAACAGTCAGACGATGAAGAGTAAGCACCTCGATGGCTTAGCCGTCGATCTAGGCGCCTACGACAGCGTCACGGGGATCCGCTGGGAGGAGGCTGCCTACTTCCCGATCGCCGATGCAATGCAGCAAGCGGCCAAGGTGAAGGGCGTTGCGCTGTGTTGGGGCGCGGCATGGGCTGTGCCTGACCACAAGTACCCATACGATTGCCGTATGTGGGACGGCGGGATGCAGGGATGCTGGGAGGCATATCATGAGCTGCGACGTTCACAAGGCAGACGCGGCTTCAACGATATGCCCCACTTTGAGCTGATCGCTTAATCGATGTCCATGGCATCAGATCCGCGCTGGATCATGTCGGCGTGCATACTCTCGCACGTCCTAAGCAAAGCAACGTAGGCGCGCACAAGCGCCTCCATTTCGTGATCGCCACGCATCCATCGATCCTGCGGCAAGCCGCGCTCCGCGCGCTCGACGATCTTGGCTGCGATTGCAAAGTATTCTGGTAAATCACTCATTCTTTTCTCCCTCTCTCTCGTTGTAGTGCAGGATCCGGTGGCAGTTGGCACATAATGGCTGGCACTTCTCCGCCTCCTCGTATGCGCGCTTCCACTGCCCCTTCTGCGCGTATGCGCTGACTTTCGTTTCACCTTTATTCTCTGGGTGGTGGAAATCTATAACAGCCGGATGCGAGATGCCACAAAAAAGGCAGGACAAGCCCGCCTTGAAATCGTGCCACTCCCTGCGCTTCTCCTTCTTCCGCTTGGAAACGCGCGCGAGCGTCTTTTCTCGGTTGCGCTGATACCACTGCGCACCGTATCGTTTCGCATGTTGCGCGCGTTTCTCCTTGTCCTTGTAGGGCAAGGGCTGCTCCTCTTGTGCTGGCTACACAAGGAGAATGTACCACAAAACCAAGGCATTAGTTATTGCTTTTTGGGCGCAACTTTGGCCTAATTGACTTAGACATGACGCCAGTCTCTAGGCACCACATGTTGACGTCGCCATCCG